ATTGAAGCAGAATGTGCTGAACATGGTGCTAACTCAGCCATATACAGTCCTTATTAATGAAAATGGTACTGAATCACCTCTCGCGCCAAAGTGCAAGTCGGTTACTAGTGCAATTTTCATTAATAACGACTGTATATGGCTGAGTTAGCATCATGTTCAGCACATTCTACTTCAATACACCAACAACGATTCATACTCATATCCCTAACTAAATTATCGGCAAATTTCCAAGCATGATATGCAAACTTTTCTGCACCCACACCATCAAATACACGAATTTCAGCAAGTCCTTTTTGTTCTAACTTATATAGAGTGTCTATTTCTGGGTCATTTGAATCAACTATAACTTTATGATCAAAATTATCTTGCAACCATGCCTTCAATTCTTTTAGTCCACCAAAATCCACTACCCAGTTTTTATCATCTAGTTTTGTAGAAGCAAATTTAAATTTGAATTTCAAACTATACCCGTGTAAAAGATGACAGTGTGAATGGTCTGCTTTAGGTTGTCTGAACACTGCTGACAAACCAAGATTATGATCATATGTTTTTGTTGAATAATACATTTTCATTTCCTTTTAGTATTTTTGAACCAAATATTAAAACATTCATTGTTATCTTGTTTGTTATATTTTGGATATTGATAATTAACAATAGCATTACACACTAAATCAACACTTTCTTCAAAGTTATTATACAAATACTTACTATCATACAATTCAGGATATACTAGTCGATTGGGCAATACTGGCACACAACCAAGATAAGTAGCTTCAGCCACACCAAAACCAAAATTTTCTTGTAGTGCATAGCTTACTACTACTTTACTTCTGGCAAGTAAATCATAATATTGTTTTTTATTCAAATTTTGTTCTTGTGTTTTTATGAATAAGATTTCATTTCCCAATTTAGCCTTTACCTTACGTTCTAATTCATCAAACAACCAAGGTTGTTTTTCATCACACAGTCTACCATTAAATATTACAGTATTTTCTTTAACTTGTACATCTTTATATAGATTTAAACCATAATCATCTAATGGCAATCCAGTAACTACTAATTTTTGTTCTGATACTATTCTTTTTTTGAGAATATCTTTTTTGATAAATTCACTAGCTACAAAAATAGTATCACTAATATCAAAGATTATATCTTCAAAGTTTTTAGCCCATCTTTCCATATCACGAACAAAATCAGTATCAGTAAAACTACCAGCATGAATTATTCCAGTTATTTTTGGATTCACTTTACAAAAATAATTCATATAAGCTATACTTTCTAAACCTGGAAACCACAAATCACTGAAGAAAAACTGATCATCATCAGCGATTTCACCTCGCTCGTACATACTAGCTATTTCAGCCATTTGCAAAGATTTGAACTTAGTAGTAAACGGAGCGTTCAAAAACATACCTTTTGGCAGCGATGGTGTTTTTAGGGTCGGGATTATTTTTATGTAATCAATGCTATTAGATAATAGATACTTCTCTATATCACGATCCATATGAATCGTGTATCTACCATCAATGTGTTCGAGGGGTACATATATTAGTTTCATTATTTACAATCGCTCCGTTTTCATTATCTTCATACACTTCTACTTGCACATATCTATTCGGATAATTGACTTCAATATAATCTAACAAATCATCTGCTATCATTTCACAAGATTTATAGTCTACTTGCAAAATTACATCATTAAAAAGAGTTTGAAGTTCACGTTTAAATAAAATAAATTCCACATCTCTATCATCATGCCATACTTGCAGTGTTACATAAAAATAAAATATATGACGATGTGGATATTGAAGAAACTCGACTTCTTTTGGTGCTAAGGGATAATTATGTATCCCTTCTTTTTGAAAACTAACTTTTATATATCTATTAGTTGTTGCCATTAAAACCACTCCGGTATACTACGATTCTTCCAAGTAGCAAATTTTCTTTTATCGCCACGGTAATAATTTCTGTATGATTCTACTACGCTACTGACTTTGTAAATGTCTGGCATTGCAGGTGTAGGCATCGTAAACTGATTTATACCAATTTTATTAGGTACATTACTTAGAAACGGTATAAGTTTTTCACACGCATGATTTTTACCATAGCGAAAAGTATATTCGCTCATTAGTTCTCGCCACAGAGAATACAACCATTCATAATTGTATTTTGATTGACGAACCCACACTGCTGATGGATGATTAATATGACTAGCCTTATACAAGTTGTTTTCCATAATATCAAGTTTCATACGATATCGCTTGATATTATGACCTTTTACTGTTTTACCTGCATAATATTCACCATCAAGAAAGCGATGTGCTGTGGACATCAACTGAGCATATTCTACAATCATTTTTACACAATGTTTGTCACAGTGCATTATAGCAGAAGGTTTTGTTTCTTGATGTAGGGCAAATATATTCATAATTAACTCATAACATTAGTGAATGTAGTCTCAAACTCCTCATTCAGAGTAGTCTCATCTGCAAAGTTGCCTCGGTTGTACACTGTACAAATTTTACGAAACACTCTTTTGTTAAGACCTTCTTCTTCATGAATCTTCTTTGCAATTTCACGAATAAGTTCTCGTTCAGCCTGGGCTCTTGTCATTGCGTTTGAAACTTCTACGATTGCATTTCTAACTTTTTGTGTATCCATGATATACTCCTGATTGAATTACTACATGATTATTAATACTATAGTTTAATATACACACATTTTTAGTGTTTGTCAAGATTAAATTAAACAAAAAATAACTCTAATGAGGGTTTTTCTTTAGGTGCTATGTGAGAAATGCTCTTAGATTTTTTATTACGTTTAAAAATGGGTGACCATGTCTCAAACCATTTGTTAAAACTGTCAACATCCTTTATTTCAAACAATTGATTAACTGATTCTGGTGGATATTTAGTTTTAGCTAAATTAATCAGTTCTTGTTTATTACTCATCAAATTTTCAACTGCAAACATAAAGTTCTTAATACTTGAACAACATAAAGCAGTTCTACATTGATACCAAGTTGAAATTTCGTTATGCATTTCATAATAAGGAATACAAGGAGTATTTAAACACTCATGAAACTTTTTTAGTGATACATTTAAAGGATAGTACTTTTGAATATCTTCAAGCATGATTTTATATGCATTCCCTGGATTTGCCTCTAAAGGCTTTCCTTCTACAACAGACTCTGCTGATCTTGCCCTATCATATTTTAATGTTTTAGGAGCCCCTGAAACAAACAATCCTTTTTTTGATTCTCCTAACATATAATACACACCAGTTTCAACTGCTCTAGTATGTGTAGTAGAATCATACGATATGTGTACATCACCATATAATCCATTTTGGAGAAAAATAAGATACGGCACCATTCTAGATAGTGAACCCACTCCTAAAATATGTAAATGTAGTTTACCATTTTCATCTCTAATAGGTACTTGACTGGCAAAAAATGCACGTTGTATATCTTCAAGAGGACCAGTGCCTAATGCTGCACCTCCCATAGCTACACCAGCAATATTTTTGTGATCCTCTTTAGGAACAACATCTAATACAGTATTAATCCAATCCAAGTAAGTATCCAAATCACCGCCTTGACAGATCATAAACGGTTTACATGTACTGTTATTATTCTTAAAAACTTCAAGTTGTCTTTTAATATTTTCGCCTGTTTGTTTAGCATAAACATTGCGATTTTTTCTATCAAAATATCTATTGCTGACATTATTTCTATCAGAAAATCCAGTTGTGATTACTGGTATCTCATCAAAACACATACCTACATCTGCCCACTTCGCTTGGTTAAGATACACTTCTTCTTTAAGATCATTCATATTCACTCCTTTAGGAATGTTGTGTGCAAGTGTTATCATCTGCAAACCTCCTGAATCAGCGTGTAAATTATGAATAGAAGGTTTAAAATTACTCAACCTCTCACCAAAATTACTTTCTGCCCATGCATTATATAATAATGAAAAATAATGACCAGGTTGATTTTTAAAAAAGTGATTAAAAATGTTATTGATCAATTCAACACTTTTCTGATCATTTATTAGAATTGGATTTGCCAACCTCATAAAAGAAGTGCCTGATGCTACATATTCTAATTTCATGATTTTAATATCTCTATAATTAATTTAGCTTCTGCAATAGCATCATGTAAGGCGTTGTGATTGATACCAGTTTTCTGTAATTTTTTATTAACAATATTTGATAATGTTCTAAGGCAATAAATGTCCCAAAATTTCCAAGGTAAATGTTCACCATCTTTTTTATCTTTGTTATAACCAACAGCATAATATGCAGACTCTAATATTGTTATATCAAAATTAGCACCGAAACCCCATATTGGACTTTTTTCTTCATAGAAATCGGTAAGTCTATGTAGTGCTTCAGGCAATGAAACAGGATCTTTTTGCCATGATTCTCTTGCTTCTTTGCTCTGTTTTGTCCACCATTCAATAGTATCCTTATCGAAATGTAAACCATATTCTTTACATGAAGCAGGATCAACATTTACAAAAAACTCTTCAAGAATACCATCTTGAATTGTGAATTTAACTACACCAATAGAAACTATACATGCATTAGCACGAGTACTGAGTGTTTCTAAGTCCACTACAAATTGAGGTTGATTAGGTTTTATGATCATCGGGAAAAGTCTTGTTGAAGTTTTATGTTATCGAAAAATTCCTTTTTAGTACTAGGATCATTAAAAAAACTTCCTTTAAGAACGGTAGTTTGTGTTAATGAGCTATGTGCCATTATACCTCTATTAGTGCAACACCCATGTTCCGCTTGAACATATACTCCAACATTTACACTACCTGTAGCTGTCATAATTTCACGCGCAATATCATTACAAAGTTCTTCTTGTAGTGTTCCTCTTCTTGCACACCACTGAGCAATGCGGGTGTATTTAGATAAACCAATGAGTTTTTCAGCAGCAATAATACCAATATACGCTACACCACTAACAGGTTGATGATGATGAGAACACATTGAATTGAGTTCGCTACGTACAACAAGCATGCCTTTGTATCCATCATCTACATGATTAGGAAATGCTGTAGCATTTGGCATTGCGTCATAACGCCCTGACATAAGTTCGTTCACATACATTTTAGCTAGTCGCTTAGATGTGCCTTGAGAATTAGGATCATTAATACGATCAATAATAAGACTATCCAGTACACTTTCAAATTTGGAAGACAATTCTTTTATAAGAAGTTCTTTTTCACCATCGTAGATGTACTCAGAAACATTATCCGAAGCAAAAAATCTTTTATTTGCTTTGACCAAACGTTGTTTTATATCATCACTTATCATTTTCTATAATACCTTCTTCCCAGTTTTTAGCTAAAGATTCTGCATAACATTTGCTTTTGTTTGGTAATTCACGGGCTTCGATTAAAATATTGTCCTCAAACATATGTACAATGTACATGTGATCGGGGCCTCTTACACCATCCGCATGGTAACCGACACGTATAATATCACTAGTTCTCATGAACTTTCCCATGGAAAAATTAACCATCTATTATCATTATATAATAATGAACCACAATAGTCAAGATTTTTTGAAAAATATTCTGAATTCAATGAGAGCTGTTTGTCAAACAAAGCAGCGTATTTAACATTAGGGGCAACTTTAATCACCTCATAAAATGTTTTACCAGAATCAATCAAGTCGTCAATCACTAGTGTAGTTTCTTTATTATATTGTTTAAGTAACTTTTTATCTTTTTTAGATCCATCTCTTGTCTGCCAAACAAGAGGAATAAAAGGCAAGTTAAGTTTATGAGATAACATTACACCTGGAATTAGACCTCCACGAGAAAGTCCAATTACAACATCAAAATTATCTTTTTTAGATAAAATAGTATTTGCAATTTTATTTACTTCATTTTCAATTTGTTGCCAAGAAATATTAACTGTTTCCATACTATGTGCCTATTTTATTACCGTAAACATAACAATGATTTCTTGTAGCAACTTTGTATCCTTTTTGCATTGCTGAATTACAAATACTTTCTACATTTTCCTGTTCTTCTTTTGTTGCACCTACAGGCATAATCCAAATATCAGGAGTAGATATCTCTGCCCTTTTGCTAAATAGTCGAATTTCATTGGCACAATATTCTATTTCTTGCCAGCTTTCTTCAGAACCATTACAGACAAATTTTATAATACCAGTGCTTTTTGTACTGTCAATATATGACATAAATGTATCTACAAGCACCTGTCCAACTTCACCGGAAGTATTAAATAATTTTGGACTAATTGCCCAATGCCAACGAACACCTATATCATAAAGATATTCATTAATATAAGTTTGCAATTCTTTGTTTAACTTCTTTGTTCCATTTGTTTCAACTGTAATAAGTTTAGGTATATTACCGCGTTGCACAAGTGTGTTTACAATTTCTTTCATTTGTTTTTGTTGTAACATAGGTTCACCCCCAGTGAAAGACAACATATTTTCCTGTTGACTTACTGGGTGTGTAAATTTACCTAGAGGTAGGAGAGATTCTATTTGATCACAAGCACCATCAACATCAGTGTCTTTAGCAAGATGTTTAAATTTATTTGACCACGAATAAGAAGAATCACACCCTTTATTCCAAACAGGAAGATTTTCTAGTCGATCTACTGCAATCAAATCAAAATCTTTATAAGGAAGTTCCCAAGTATCAGGTTGTGTTGGATGATCTTGACCAAATCCATTACACTCTAAATTGCAACCGAAAAATCTAAGCCAAACAGAAGGTGTTCCTGCTAGTTCTGCTTCGCCTTGAAACGACCAAAACATTTCAGAGTAACGAATTCTCATCTTTTATCCTTTACACAATATAAAAATAATATACTATTATATTTTATTTAAACCTCTTTGTCAAGCAATTCTTCAACTTCTTCGTCCAATTCAAACTCATCAACATCATCTATAATTTCATTGTCTGAAGAACTTTCAGATTTAGACTCATCAAAGTATTTAGGTCTTCTTTTAAAGACTGTAGGTGATGCTTTAGCAAAATCTTCTTTTTGTTTAGCATTGTTGTCTATTTGACTTTGGATCCAATTTAGATATTCATAGTTATCACCACCACCTTCAATTTCATCTAACAATTGTTGTAGGTCAATACTCTGTAAATATCTAAGTTTAGTTTCAGTGTGCTTGGCTTCTTTTTTGATACGGCGTATAAAACTGTAGTATGTTATTTGTGTAAAATATGCAAAAGGATTCTCACTCTTTTCAGGATTAAATCTATCAGCATATCGTAAACAGTTTTCAATACCATCAAGAATCATTTCATCTCGGAAAGTATAGTTTACAAAATTAGATTTATATGCAAGATGATTGCAAATTTTAACAAAACATTCCCCCAAATAGTTGGTGCATTGGGGTCGTTTATTTCCTGCGGATTCAGAAATAGAGATTTCATTCTTCCACTCTTTCATTGCTTGGAAGAACTTTTTATTGTCAATATAATGAACTGATGTTTTTGCCATAATTTATTTACGCCTCACTTTAATATACTATAATACTACAATAATTTATGTTTGTCAAGTGCAAAAAATGCTTGACATGGTTTTTTCTAATTGATATAATTGCTTTGTTAGAAAGAAAGGGATAAATCAATGTATGACTTCATCACCACTCTGTAACTTATCAAGTAAATCTTTCAAGTAATCAAGTTCATTTTCACTTAAATCATCAGAACTGTTTACACTGTGGTCTTCTTTGTAGAAGTTACCTTCGAAATTAATATTCTTTTTATATGCAGTGGATACCATCTCTTCATATGAAAAGTTTAAACGTTCATCTAAAGGATTGCAAGTCATTACGTTGTAAGGATCTATACAAATTTCAGTTTCTCTTGTTAATATCAAATAAGGCCTTAGCGTCATTTGTTCACCTGTAAGTTTTCCTTCAGAGTTCATTACAGGTTTAAAATGTACTTCTAGAGGATATTGAATTATAAACTCATCTGAAGATGTGATGATATCGCCTACAATAGTAGTACCATTAATTAATCTAATTACTTGATAATTATTGTCCATCAATCGGAATCCTTACTAGTTTATAATTGAAACCTTCTTCATTGTATAATTTTATTCGTTCTATCATATGTATCAAAGTATAATTCTTTTTAGATTTCCATTGTAAGTCGTCACCAATATCAAATAGATTACATGAAAGTTTATCAGTTCCTTTTCGTAATCCTCTACCAATACTTTGTAAATTTCTTACTCTGCTTTTACTAGGTGATGCAAAAACAATATTGTGTAAGTTCCTTATATTTATACCCGTGCTGAATGTGCCATAAGAGGCAACAATAATTGCATCATTTTCATTCTCAGTAATAGCACGAATCTGTTCTCTAGTATCAGTATCAGTTCCTCCAAATACAAAAAAGACTTTTCTAGTATCACCTATTTTATTATTAATCATATCGAATATTATTCGACCATGCTTTTCTACATACTGAAACAGAACAAGAGTATTACCTTTCTGTGTTATGGATAAATTTCTTATAATTATATTTCTTTTGTTATTACTAACAAGCCAATCCATTTCTTCCTGATACGTCATATCTTTCATG